CATATCTCTTTCGGCCTTGAGTGCATCGCGTAAATCTTCAGTTGACATGGATTCTAGATTGTCCATCTCTAACCTTTCGTTAAGCGTTACCCGATCTATTTGAGCGTGTAGCTGTGCAGGTCGGGGGGTTAATGTAATGGCGAGCAGTTGAGCATCCCCAACTTTATCACCGCCTAAACGGTCGAATACCTCACCAGTGATAAACTCAGGAGAAGACCATAAAACTCCCCCTGCCTCCGAGACGACTTTTAAGCCGCGCTCATTGTATGCAGGGATAGCGTAAAGGCCATCTTCTCTAAGCTCTAAGTCAATGATCATGCCTAGCGCATTACCGCTCTCCGGTGGGGCCGGTGGGCCACCCTGAAAAGGTGAGGTGGCATGCTGCCAGTCAATGATAACAGGGTCTTTGTCTTTGCGCTCTTGATACACTCGAAGCATTTCACCGAGCATATCAGAGGTGATCTCTTGGCCTATGTTCTCACCATTCATACGAGAGGAGACCTGACCTAAGCCAAGAGTTTTGAAAGGTCGGCCAATGGTCAAGCCATCGGGTACATCATAGCTGGGAGTCTCTGAGAGTTGGAGAGCCTCACCATAAGCTCTAAGTGAGTTTGCTTTTTCATCTGCTGAGTTCATCTGTTTAACTACCTTTCGAGCCCAAACAAAGCCAGCATCACCTCCCCATCCATTCCAAGCTTGCCAGCCTTTCCCCTGTTCATCCCAAGTTGAGCCCTGCTTGTCTACTTCGTGACGTGTGAAGTAGTTAAGCATCCTACGGACTGTTTCGGGTGAGAGGTCTTTACCGGCTTTGAGGTCACGAGCGCGAGCTATACCCACGTCAGTCATTCCACGCTGTGAGGGTGGCTTTGACGCTCGAACTTCTAAAGCTCTCTCGGCAGCCTCACGAGCTCCTTGAGGAGGTGAGAAGTCTATGTGGCTATATTTCTGAGGAGCTAAAGCTTCAGCTTTTTTCTCGGTTCTTTGTGGGTGACCTTTGGGCAAAAGGTCGAGATCTGTGTTGTAGTTTTTTTTTCTTTGGCCGGTACCAACCAATTTTAAAAACGTCTTAACACGAGCTAAGGCCCATTGAGTTCTAGTCATGCCAGGACGATGAGAAACAGAGAATGCACCAGCGCCGCGCCGAAACACAGCTTTGAGCATACCCATATCAACACGACGACTAGCTTTTTTGTATTTGGCGTTGTGGGTATCTCGCATATTCTCAAGAGCTTTTACAGCCTTGTCGCCTATCTCGATGCTACCTCTTGACCCACTAGCAGAGCCTTTTGGATTGGCCTTGCTACCTGTGATCCGGTCTTTTTTAGGCGCTGGTGTTTGGGCTTTGGTGCGCTTCTTGATTGCTTTAACCATTCTTCTTAGCTCTCCTACGGGCAATGAGTTGCTCACTTAGCGCGGCGATTCCACCACCCCCACCACTAGCCGCGATTCGAGTCATTGGAGAGCGCTGAGCATCCTCAGGTAAATCACCAGCTCCAAGGCGTTCCCTTAGAGCTCTCTCTAATTCATCATCAGGAGTTAAGAGGCCTGCTTGCACAAGACCTGGTAGAGCATCCATAGAGTCTGCGAGATCATCAGTATCAAGCCCTGTATGAGTAAGCTTAGGTAGTTTGCTAGGGTCAATAGCGCCATAGTTCCACCTGATTAAGCGGCCAATAGTTCCCCCACCACGTCTATCAACACCGCTAACTTGAGCTGCAACAATATCACAAAGGTTGATAGCCGCTCGTCTAAATACGCTTAGATGTATCTCACCTACTGATCGCGCTCCGGTCTCAGTATTTCCAAGGTCTGCAAACTGAGTGAGAAAAGCAGAGGCTATCTGTGAATCACATTTAGTAATGATATTGATAGGCCCATCTGCATATAGGTTAGGAGTGGCAGCATATTGCTCAAACTTTACAGCGGCATTTTCTACAAGATAGCTCTGCTCTGCAGACAAAAAGGCTTGAGCCTGTCCCTCTGCATCATCAATCATAGCGTCAATGTCGCCATCACTGAGACCTAAAGCTTCTGCTTGTGATCTGTCTACAACTACCTTAGGGGATGGTACCGCCCAACGGTCGAGACCTACGCACATTAAATTAGCTACTCGTTGCTTGGTTCGCCACCACCACCAACAAGGCCGAAGCATCCCAACTCCCTCAAAGTTTGAGCCTGTCTTGTTGAGGGTGAGGAGTAAAAGCTTATTGGATGGGATGGGCTCAGGTATCTTGGTCAATCCTACAGCGTTTTGAATCACCCCATCAAGTTGCTGATTGTCTCTGCTTAACCAGCGCTGATGAGCGCTTGGTTCTCTGTCTGCGTAATGAGATAACCATACCTTGAGCTTACCTGTTGAGTCTGGGCCTACCTTGTAACATTCCTCTGCATATCGATAACCAAGGGGGATAAACTCCCATAGATACGAGAGTTGGTCTTCCCAACTGATGGACATCTGCCCCGAGTATCCATCAAAACCCCAGCATTCATTTGCAAATCTCGCGAGCTCCTCACTCACTAGATCACCCTCAACACCAGGCACAAAACGCCAAGACGCAGAGAGAAGAGTTTGCCTGAGCATGTGCCAAGAACGCCTAACCACTGGGTCAGTCCTTAGCATCTCTTCGGCTTCGTTTACCCAATTGAGGCCGGTGAGCTGAGCGTTCTGTTCTTTGCCAGTGATAACCCCACCGCTGAGTTGGGTGCCCGATATACCACGCTGTTTGAAGCGAGGTGCTTTAGCTCTGAGGTGTCGCGGTTCGCGCTCTTGCTCGTCTTTCATAACGACTCCCAGCCGATGGTTAATACTCAATTCTATCTATAGACGATACTTGACTATTTGTCTAGTTTCTCATTTTGACCTTGGCAGCCACTCATCAACTGTAGGGTGTAGCACTACCTGAGACGCGTCTTTAGTCTTAATGGGGTGCTCACCTGCGAAGAGAGAGAGCTTATCAATCATAGCTTGCTGAAGCTCGTTAATCTGCTCTCTAAGGAGTTGCATCTGTATTTGAGCATCTCTGAGCCTAGCGATAAGCGCCTCTCTGTCAGCGTTGGCTGAAGCTAGTTTGTCTTTGAGCTCCTCTACTTCGGATGGGTCGCGCCCTGAAGCTATAGCCATCATAGAGGAGATTGACCCTGTAATCATCCCGAGGATGCCAACCAATACATCTCTATTTTTCTCCACAATCTCAACGTAGGTGAGGAATAGGATAAGCCCCACCACCAGCACCATAAAGAAGACGCTAAACCACCAACCACGCTTGGCCTTAATTTCAGAGGTCAGTTCGCGCTCAGTTCGTTTTTTCTCAGTAGGTTTTTTATTGTCCATTGATAAACTCCAGGATGGCTTTAATGGTTGGCTTGTTAGAGACCCAAGGCCACATCAGACACAATATATAAATCAGCTCAATGATTAGTATTCGAGGAATGAGCCACCAAAACCACTCTAATATTTTCCTGTCTCGCGCTCTACTCCTCACCTTTTTGGGTCCACCTAACCTCTTAACTTTCTCTGAGCTCGGTGGGGGTTGGAGACTTTGAAGAGTGGAGCCCACTGCATAAAGGGAGACTGGCTCTCTGACACCCTTGAAGCGATATAACCCAACACATACATAGCGCGTCCCTTTAGGCGTAAACTTGTTGGTTCGTCCTTTGATAGCTGCCATAGCTTCAGAGGTCAGCAGTACTTGACCGGCCATGCATACGCTCATTGTTCTAGCCGCTATGTTCTTAGCGACTCCCTCTAACTCAATCGGCTTAGCGCCGCCTAGGGTATCAAGCTCATCCTGTGTAACTTCGGCAACTATCCCTAGATGTATACCTATTCGAGTATTGAGCTTTGTTCTTTGGGGGATGGATTGTTGATAAGTTAGAGCAAAGTTTACAGCGTCTACTATGCGCTCGAAGCTCACTAAGAAGCCATCACTTCTATCTATCTCACGACCATCAAAGCGATACATGAGAGTTCTAGTCATCCTGTCGTGATACTGTAACCACTCAGCCGCCTTGACTGCTCCAGCCTTTTGGACAAAAGCAGTTGAGCCTATGAGGTCAAGTAACACTATCGCTAGTCTTCTCTCTTTAATCTCCATGGTAGCACCTCCACTCCGTGTTGAAGCAGGTAAGCCACACCGGCTTCTCCCTCTCGACAGGGTGAGTATACCTGAGAAATACCAGCATGATGTATGAGCTTTGCACAATTCAAGCAGGGATCACGAGTCACACTCAACGAAGCGCCAAAGGTAGAAGCTCCAAGTCGAGCGGCATTACATAGCGCGTTCGCCTCTGCATGGTGGCAGCCTATTTCTACTGATGTACCTGAGATGATGTTGAGGTCATCTCTAGTACAAGTGTGATCACCACACAGCTCTCCCCCTCCTCGAGGAGCACCATTATAACCATCTGCTATTACAGCCCAGCTTTGATTATTGAAGATAACGGCTCCAACTTTACCCCTTGGGCATGGTGAGCTCTTAGCTAGGAGTTTAGCCTGCTCAATCCTAAGCTTGATGTGTTTGTTCATAGGTGATACTTTCGCGATCGATAAGCCGAGTTACTAGCTCATCAAAAGAGCGCCAAGGGATGTTGGGAACTTCTCTAGTAACTCTGACTGCACAGCCTGGGCTACTTCAGAGGCTTCAGGCTGTGCATGTTCATCTAATCGAAGTCTCAGGAACTTAGACCAATTCAAGAGATTGCCGCTCATCCAGAAGCTAGTGTACATGCTTTGGGGTAATACCGCTCTTGCTTGCTCTCTGGATGCACCTTGCTCTAAGAGAGTATTGTAAAACTCTAAACAGATCTTAGTATGCTCTTTGATCAGCTTCGTAAACTCCTCAGACCTCGGAATATTGACAGGCAGTGAGCACTGTAGATTCGTCTCGGCTTGCTTCCTCAGTGAACGCGGGATGTAAAACTCAATATCTTTTGAGGTGTATCGTCTGCTGATCTCGTTATAAGAAAAGGTCCGGTGGCGCTGTATCTGTCGAGCAATGAACAGAGGACAGGTGATTAGAAAGGTGGCGCTGATGTGTTCAAATGGTGAAGTGTGGCGATTAATCGCTAGATAGTTAATCAGCGTCTCGTCTCGCTGGTTCATCTCGCTTTGAGTGGTCATCTTGGCGAAGCTCACGCGAGCTGCTAGCGCTGGTGTATTGTCCTCTCCCATCGATTGGATAAGTCTGACCTCTCCAATCCCATCATCGTAAATATTCATCCTCTAGCCTGCACCCTTTCAATCTCTCGCTCTAAATACCACTGAGCTTTCTTGAGATCCTCTAGTTCTTTATGGGGGTCTTTGAGACCTGCTCTGCATAGATATTTAAGGGTATTACCTCGATTAAAGTTGAGCTTCCATGCCTCGATAACGTCTATCGCTTCGATAGTATTAGGATGGTAGTGGGTTGGGTGGTCGACGCTCAAAACTGTCTCCTCTTTGATGAGCCTACTCGTACTCTTCGGCCTGTTGTGGTGGGGGTTCGTTGGTATTGTCTACGGTCTACCTCTGAGTCATTCCAATTCCATGTGATGCAGTCATAACGGAGAGCATCAAGGGGGTCTTCTCGACCATCTTTTTTAGGCTGCTCCTTGTTATCCCAAGCATAAGACATAATAGCTTTGTGTAGGCTGTTGCCTGTCGCTCTCTCTCCAGCTGTCCACACTTCTCTAGTTATGAGGTATTGTCTACGATTGAAAGCACGCTTTAGACGTTGGATGCCGTTTAATACATCTGTCCTTATTGGGTCTGTGTTTGACCTCAGAGGTAGGCCGAGACCATTGGGGGGAGCTCCTCGGATTGCTCGAAATGCTGACCTGCCTGTTTGATCATTGCGCGCTCGCCCTGCCTTGTCGGCCACTCCAACGTCAAGCCAAATACGCGGTGAGGGTGCAAAGTTCTTATGAGCCCGTGGCCATGCTATACAGAGGATGAGCTCTGTAAGTTGCTCAATCGTCACCTCTTTAGGGTTGAGCTCACTACATATAACATCAGCGCCTAGCTCGTCATCATGGCAGATAATCAGGACGCTAGGTTTTCTAAAGCCCCAGTC